GTACTTAACCTGACTTCAGCTGCCTTTTCATCACCTTGAACTGAACTGCTTTCATTCATATCATTATAATACTTGATAAGACTTTCAGCTTGTTGAGGTAACAATCCAAGTTTGTGAGCGTGTTCGTTAAATGAAGAAATCATTTCTTTATCGACCTCTCCTTCCTTAAAAGAATATTTATAATCTTGAGGATTTTCTGGTCTACCTAATTTATCAAATACCGCTTTCCAATCTTCATCAGTTGCAAATTTATTAGGTACTGGAATTTTATCAGAGCCTACTATCTTTTGTGCTGATAGATAAGATTTAACAAAGTCTCCCATATCTTTAAAATTAGATAAGGATTTTTCTGTTTTATATTCTTCAGGTATTAAATCCTGAAAATTACCTTGTGTTGTTTGTTCTCCAGATAATACTGAAGTTGATTGATCCGCTGTAGTCTCTACTGCTGGATCAGATTGAACTTCTTGTTCAGTTGTCTGATTGTCCATCGGTTACTCCTTATGTGGTTTAATCATCGCTTTAATGAAAATCAAAATAGATCTTTGACCTTCAAAGAAAGCAGTTTCGTAACTATTATCTTTTGAAAATGTAGATACAAACTCGTGACATCGTTTTTCGAGATCACTCAAAACTTGTTTACCTTCTTCGGTGTCGAAAGTAGTTTTATAATTATTCTTTAATTCTATTAATTTTTTATTGTGTTGGTCCATTTAGAACTTCTTTAGCTAGAGGTGCTGCATTTTTAGCCATTTCACTTTCAGCCATTTGTTGCTGCATCTGCATTTGTTGTTGTTGTGCTTCTTGTCGTTCTGCTCTTAGTGCTTGAACTTCTTTATCACTCTTAATCATTCTTGCTGGTAATCCTAAAGTCTGAACAATTTGTTTAACTAATCCGTTTTCATCCAGGTAATCTTGAACTGGAGCCATTTGAGATATAGATCCAAATATTTCTAAGCCTCTCATAATGTTTTGTAACTCTTGACCTTTCTGAGCTAAAGCCATTGGAGATACATACTCTATATCAATCTCTTGATTAGCTAATATAGCTGGAGCTTCTGCAAATAATCTATTCCTTAACATGATTAAAAATACTCTATTGATCATTGGCTCTAGTAATTCACTTTGTATTCTACCCATTACTGGACCAAGTATTCTCATCTTCTCTTCATTTCTTTGAAGGACCTCTGTTGCAGTCATCGTTCTATTTTCTTGAACTTGTAACTGATCAACATGAAACATTTTAGCAATAGCTTCTCTTCTTGCGTTCTCGGCATTTAAAGTAAGAGCAGTATTTTGACCTATGTTTAAAGGTTCAATTCTATCTCTTGAACCAGATCTATAATAATTTAAGCTTCCAGGTGTCATTCTAATTGGAGCTAACATACTGTCATCAGGAACTAATAAAGGTGGATCTATTTGTTTAGCAGCAGCCTTTAAAGAATGTTCAACCATTTTGTTTAAAACTTTAACATCAGGTAAAGCATTCATAGCTGGAGATCTTCCATAAATTTCTGTACTAGATTTTAAGTATCTTGAAACAACATATGGATTTTCATTAAATCCGCCTACTGAAATAATATGATCTGTTGAATGCTCAAAGTAAATACTTTGGAATAACATATTCTGTTTATCTTTTTTAGAACTATCATAAATACTTCTTGGTCTAACGATATGACAGATCTCTATATCGTCATAAGGATGTGTTTTAAAAGTTTCAGTAACTTCTTTAGATACATTTTCTATTCCAAATTTTTCAACAACTTGATTAGCAGTAAGTTTAAATTTTCTATAAACATTATCTATTAAACCTTTTTTATTTTCTTCAATGTAAATTTCTTTAATATGTCTAGCTGAGAAACGAATTATATCATCTTCATCTTCTTCAACCATTAAACAAGAAGTTCCAAATGCAATTAGATCATGGTAGTTCTCAAATATCTCTTGTTGAAAATTAGATCTTGAGAAAGCTAAATACATTAAATCTACACTTGCCTCTAACCATTCTCTAGCCTCATCGCTTTCATTTAATGCAGTTTCTTTAAATCTTAATGAGAACCATCTATTAGCAGATGATGTAAGCATTCCATGTAATGAAGCAGCTAGTAGTTCTAAAGAATGTATAGCAGTAGCATCATAAATTAATGCTGATCGCTTATCTCCTCTTGATCTATTTTTTGTAATCTCTGCTTTTCTGGGTAACATTAGATCTGCAATTTCTTGCCAATGACTTTCCCAAGTAGATCTCTTTTCCATCAACCTTGATAGATTAGATTTTAATTCTGATGCTAGTTTTCTAAATTCTTGCTGTTGCATTATTTTTTCTTTTTAAATCCTCGTTTCATTGCTGAATAAGATTTTTTAGATATTGTTGATTTCTTTTTAGATCTGGAAGTACCAGCCTTTTTTCTCTTATTAATATTTCTATAAAGTGACATTAGCCTAGTAGAGTTTTCTTACTTAATGTTGGATAATCACTAACACCAGTAACAGAGGTTAAAACCGTATTCTTTCTGCCTTTTCTTTTATTCTTTAAAGATATTTGATCATCAGACATTTCAGCAGAAGTAGGTCCTTTAGCTGTAATTAGATCAGATTTAACATCTTTGTTGTTCATCTGACTTTTAACTTTTGGTTGTTCAATGGATTTCTTGTTAGTTACAGAAGCTATTGTTGGTTTATTATTATCGTCTCTATCATTATCTGGTGGAGTAATGTTTCTTGATTTTTTTGCAACGTCTCCTTGATAATCGGAACTACCTAAATAAGTATCATTAATTTTTTTGTCTTTAGCTTTAGCTTTATTTTTATCAATACCTTTTTTTATAGTTCTAAAAACTAAACCAGGTACTCCACCTTTTTTAATAAAGTCTATTACTGGGTTTTTTTTTCTAACTTTAGTTACTGTTGATCTTGTAGTGTTTGGAGAATCTGAACTACCACTATCTCTTGAAGGTCCACCCATAATTATCCTAGTAAAGTTTTGTTGCTGATATTTTCATCTTCAATCTCATTCAATCCAGTACCAGTTAAGATTGTTGATCTTCTGCCTTTACGCTTTGATTGTAATTTTCTCTCAGCATCTGCCGCATCTTTTACAGCTTCTTCATCATCTAGTTCAGGAACATCCTCAACTTTTGGCATCTGGATAGGAGCTGGATCTGGCATCTTTGGTGCTTTAAATATAGAACCCATAATTAATACTTATTCTTTTTATTCATTGCTGCACTATAACCAGAACTCATTTCAACTTTTTCTAGTTTACCATCAATTCCGTAAGATCTTATTTTATGCTCAATTTTTTTATTTGGATTTAATTTAATCTTAATTATTTTAAAATTACTTTTTTTAGTCATTATAATAATGTTACGCTTGTTGCTGTTACTCTTCCGTCTGCTGTAGATCTAAGAACATTTAAATAGTAATCATTTGGAACTTTAAAATATTCTGTTTGACCAGCTCCAAGAATTGCAAAACTATTTGTTGCAGCAACATTGTTCGCTATACTAAAACTAAAATGTATAGTTCCAGTTGTCGATACTCTTACCACTTCAGAAGTTCCAACATCTAATTGAACTCTTGTTGCACTATTACCAGCAGCTACAACTACTGTTGTGCCAGTTATTTTTACTGTACTCATATTTATATTACCTCGTATTTACTTTCAGCTGTTAACTGTAAGTGATTATTGTTTGTTAGTTTATTTTCTTGTATGCCAGTTGCTAGACACCTCATCGCATCACATGGATGGCTCGAAAAATCGTGGACTGGTTTTATTTTAAAGGCTCTGTCTTTATCGTTAAATTTTCTATGATAATGTCTTAAAGCTATTAGTAATTTAGAACACTTATCACTATCGATCTTACATCTTGGTAAAATCATTTTGACTGCATGAATACCATCTTCTAATAAGATACGAGGTGCTATCCTAAATTTTATGCCGAGCTGGTAAGCTACTTCTCTTCTTGTTTTACCAGTAGAAAATTCTGTCTGTTCCAAATCGTGTGGTGCCAGGTGTTCATCGTAGTAATACGGTTTTGATTTTAGCAACTCTATATAATGAGGAAGAGCCTGATTATTGTTTTCATAGTAATCAATTATATGAATAGAATGATTTACCTTCTGAAAGAATACTATTGATGTACTATCGTTAAAACCGAGATCTATTGCAGTTGATACTGGATAAGCTGGATCATGTGGAACAGCTCCGATCTGACCTTTATCGTCAATTTCCTGAATTAAATCGCCAAATATTGAGCCGCTTATATTGCCTATAAAACTACATTCATATTCTTGATCGTATTTTGCTTTGCCCATAATAGACAATGCAGCGTCTAGTTCTTCTTGATCTATGATCTTTGTCTGTGAAGCTTTAGCTTTATATAGAAACCATTTCGGATCTCCTTGAGCTTTTTGATAATAATCATAAAAAATATTATTCATCGATTTCGGAGTTCCACACATAACCATAAAACCTTTACGATCTGATAATGCTGGAATAACAACCTCGTCTAGCAATGAAGGATTGATTTGTGCAGCTTCATCTATGATGCAACCGTCTAAATAAATTCCTCTAATACTATCTGGATTTTCAGAAGATAGTAATGAGATCCTAGCACCGTTTACAAAATCACAACGCAATTCACTTTCGTTATATTTAGTGCCAGGAATATTCTTTGTATAGAACTTTAGAAAATCAAATGCGATGCTTTTTGCTTGTTTATAAGTGGGAGCAATGTAAGCGTATCTCGGATTATGATTTTTATTTGTCATAGCCGCCTTAATAAGGTGGTTCAGACAAAGTGTGGTCTTGCCACAACGTCTATGTAAACAAAGAAGTGAATATCTATGTTTGTCTAATTCTTGATGAATGTATGCTTGAACATTTCTTGGCGTATACGGTATTTGAATTTTCATTAATGAATAGTCGGTGGTCTGTCGCCAAAGTTTGATTTCATCTGAATTTTGTTAAATACAAACTCACAGAACGTAACCAGATCTTCTTCATCTTCAAAGCCAGTAAAGCTTATTAATAATTCATTGTCGTAAGCCTTAAAACTTATAGCTGTCACATTCTTATATTTGTCTTTAATAAATTTGTTCATGTGTCTGTTTGTTTTGATTATCGGTGTTTATACATATAGTGACCGCAGCCATATTTTGGTGGTGTGGTCATTGCGTAAAAAGTATTTTTTTCTCTCCAGGTAAATCAATATCCTTACAGATCTTTATTTTTTCTGCGTAAGAACTAACAATTAATTCTAAAAACTAAATGGCATTGCTTGTCAGGCTAACGCTCTTGTATATGGACCAATGCTTATTCAACTCTTGGTGCTATACTGGTGCTGATCTTACGATCTTAATATTCATTTGCTAATTAGAATCATTCGAACCTCATGTCGTGTGCGAAACCATGTTTTTGTGTGTCAGCTACCCAACTCTGAAACATTCTTAATTACATTCTCGAATGACTTATCTTCATTGCCTGAGGTCCAAGAGATCTCTACCTTCTGATCAATGTCGACTTGTTGCTTGTCTTGATAAATAGTTAATAGCTTCGAAGCCATCCAACGATAATGATGAAGCTTCTCACGTACGATCATAATAGACTTATTGTCCGCAGCCTCGAGTTCAGTAATCATCTTATCTAAATATGTTTGTGCTGCTACTTTCCTAGCCTGGAGGATTGTTGAAGCAAATTCTTTGTCAGTTCTAATCCATTCGTAAACCTTGCTTAGCGATGGAGAACCTTTGGCTTGGCAGATAGTAGTAAGAGGTGTTCCGTTCATCAGGAGCGTCTCAATATCACTAGCTATTGCTGTTGTTAATTCTAGTTTCTTTGTCATTATTCTGTTTTAAGTTTAGTAAAGCTTTAGCCTTACCTTCTGCTGTTACTGGTCCTTTTGATAACCCACCATGTATTCTGCATCTGATAGAACCTTTGTTCATTAATATTCCAGAAGCCTTACAAGGAAGTTTATTCTGTTTATTTATTGTCTGACATTGCAGTCTGTATTTGTGTCTAGCAGCCATGATCGGAGTTAGGATTATTTAAAAGAAATATATTTATACTTATTCAAATCCGTTCTGGTACGGTTTTAAGTACAAGCTCTATAGTTATGATTATACACCTCCAGGATAGATATTCAATAATCTATTCTAACTTTGTTTGTAGGAGATATTATTTTTATAAATGGATTTGGAGATTAACTAATTAAGTACAAGATAGCGTTTAATTTGCAATACTTTTTATTGTTTATTTTAATTTTATTACACAACCTACTTAGGACTTT